ATCGAATAGGTTGTGACCGAACTCCTGTAATGGCGTGAATCCATTCTTATAGTACTGAGTAAACTCAAGCTCCCATCTTCTGCGTTCGTCAGAGTTACCATCGCCTTTGATAGCATGGTTAGTAGTGATGACCATCTTAGGTATCTCTTCGAACGGAAAGTACATTTGCTTTTGGTTCTTCATCTCTACCGTCATACCGTCAGTAACCTGAGAGAACAATAGGTCGAACCTAAAGTTTTTGTCGATATCTTGATAGGCAAGTATCTGTGTATCAGGTGTTACACGTTGATATTGGAACTTGTCTCTTGGGTCGAATTTCTTTCCGTCAATAAATACAGCGTTCCTAAGCTTGGCTATTCCGTTAACAAAGATACCTTTTCCGGTACCGCCTTCAGGTTTGTCTGATATCATCTCGTCATTTAGTATAACTACTGGGTTATATGCACTGTCGTTGTAATTGTGCATCATGTATCCAATAGTTGACTCCATCGTCTTGAGTCTATCAGGATCGCTTCCAGATATGTTGGTTATGAAACGCTTATACTCAGAATCTGAATGATCTACATCGACATAATCTCTGTCTATGATCTGACGCTCCCATATGAATCCACCCAAGTCTTCATATCTTATTGTCTCTACATTTTTTGATGTGACTTTTACAGCGCAATTTCTAAAGTATATATACGCATGTTTTTTACCATCTCTTAAGAACTGAGGACGAACATTAGGAAGAAAGGCAAGGAAATCTTCTTTTCCAAGTTTTATTTTCTCAGCATATGCATCGTATATACTTTTGTCTTCAAGCTTATAAAGATAATCGAATACAAAATCACGAATATTGTCGTCAAGAACTTCATTTATTACATTGCCATTAACATTCAACAACATAAATGAACTATCTTTTGAAGGATAGAACTTTCGAAATCCATTTTCAACCAAAAAGTCTCTATACTTATGGTTAATGAATGATACTCGCGTGTCCTTACGACTTGTAAACCAAAACTCACTTTCGCGTATCTCGTTAGATATTTCTGATATAACCTCTGCCGTTGCTTCAGGTACGATCTCTTTAATAGACTTTAAAGGAACAGAACGAGCTACCAATTGGGCTACAGTGTTTACCTTCTCCTTGTCTTCAAACTTCTTAGTGTTATGCTCTGCTGTATTTTTATATGCAGACATAACAGTTGTCATGATCTCAAGTGCAGTAAAGTCTGGCTGTTCAAATCGTGATAGAGAGTCAATAGCATCTTGCATTGATATCCCGTACTGATTGTATGCAGATGCTAATACAAATAGGTTGTGGTTCCTGCTCCCAGACACAAGTCCGTAGTCTTTTTCCCACCACTTATGCAAGAAATCTATAGTTTTGTTCTGATCTTCGATAGGTATGGTAACTCTCCTAACTTCAGGCTTGTGCTCCTCTTCCATCTCGGTCCACAAAGAACTGTCTTCATTGATGTAGATGTTAGGATCATAAGACTCGTATGTCACACGAGATATATTGCTGCATGACCTGTCAAAGTTTGGGCAGTTGTAATATTTCTGTATTGCCTTGAAGTATGCCTTATATCCCTTTTGATCTGTGTCGGGTATTCTAACAAGAACTTTTAATCCATTGCCAGATGGGGATGTAAACAGCGCATACGTATGGTCGTCCATCTCAAGTTCAAAACGCTTGGCCTTTAGTTCGTCCTCCGTCTCAAACCCATCGAAATCGAGTGACATAAATCCAGACGGACTGATAAGCTCATTGTCTGCCCTTGAAGCAAACCTACCTCCAAAACAAACGCTCGGTAGTTTTTTCTTTAGTTCGTTTCGCTCTTCCTTGTCTGCTGTCAGTCGTATCTTATATAACAACTGTTTGCTCTTCCCATCTTTTATCCGACCCAAAGCATTGTCTACCGATATGTAGAACGGCTTACCTGTTTCATTAATATTTTTAAAAATTGTAATCATCGGACAAAAATTTAAATGGGGAGGATTATTTCCTCCCCATAGTTAATCAGAACGGTAGCGAATCTTCGTCTTCTGTAGTTGCTGCTACAGGTGCAGGTGCATGAGTTGGTGCTCCACCAACAGCCTCAATGCGCACAATATTCAATGTATTGAATACCTTTGTGTCTCCAGATGGATTTGTCCACTCACGACCACGAAGAGCAAACGTAATCTCTACCTGCTGACCTGACCCAATGCTGTCCAATAGTTGACACTTATCTTGAGTCGTCTCAAACTGTACAATCTGTGGATACTTGTCATCTGGAATCTCCACTACCAATTCTCTCTTAGAAAATTTCTCAGACACACTAACAGTCTGACCGACGCTCTTAACGTTTGCTTGAATTTTAAACATACTTATTTGTTTTTGTTGATTAAAAAGTTATAATATTCTTTGGCATATTTTACTGCTGCCTTTTCTCTACGCTCTATCTTATCTATGTCCTTGTCTGTCAACTCGTAGTCAAGATAAGTTACACGAAGATTTAATGGAAGGTCATTGCAGTAATGAAGACTATCGCTCTCATTGTCTGGCACTAACTCTTCAGGTGTTGTCATCAGAACATAGCAAAGCTTGAATTTACGCCATCCCTTCATGTAGCAATATAGTTTGCCTTGCCACTCATACGTGGAATCATGACCATCCTCAGGTCGCTTTGGAAAAGTCTTCTTATTCCAACTTGACTTGATATCTACAATCTCTTGCTCGTCCTCGTCCTCTATGTCAGGGTGGCCATGGAAATGACCTTTCGTAAGATAAGAAACAGACTTGCTGTAATCAGCAAAAATAACACGACTGGCAATCTTAATAGCACTCTTGTTGATGTCTTCATCGTCGCTGTCTTCAACCGCCAATCCTTTCCGAACGTATTTATTGTCGATACTATCTTCATACTTGTATACATGTTGATCTACCAATCCTTCGATATACGTCTTGGCTCCTTTAGGTAGCTCTGGCTCTGCATCTCTCTTTGCGATAAGTCCAAGCATCTCTTGATCCTGAAGTGCTGTACGTTTTTCTTTTTCAAGTAACTGAAAAAGCTTCTCTTCTTGCTTATCAGTAAGACCATCCTCACCCGTGAATAATGGAGCACACGCTGACGCGCGAAACTTTAGCCACTCCATATTATAGGTTGTTTAAAATCTCTTTCTGCTCGGCAGTAAGTGTATACTTCTCCTCGATTTTGGCAATAGCAGTTGCGCCTTTGGACTTAACTTGCTCGATAGCTTTAGACATAGCGGCATCAGGTAACTCAGGCTTTTGTGCTACAGGTAATGGCCTAGTGGAAAAACGGAGAGCAGGTACCATTCCTTCTGGAGATGATACGTTCTCAACACCTAATACAATCTGCTTTCCTGTATACAATGTAGGGTCAAATGACTGGAAGAATTTCTCTAGTCTCTTAAAGTTAGTTCGGTTGATAACCATTGGCTTCTCAAACTCCTTGAACTTTGCGAAAGGACGCTTCTCCTTTCCTCCTTGCGACAGAAAGTCGCCAACATAAATACTTTCGATTGTAACAATCACGGCATCGTACTTGCCGTCTTTCTCTAAACTGTATGCTCCGAGATACTTCTCGTCAGCAAACATTGTTCTCCAATGTGACATAGAATTAAAATTAAGGGTTACTAATTTACTAAATTATCTATTAACTCAAGGTATCTTGATAATTTTTTTTCTATATTTTTTTTGCGTTCTTCAAGTTCAGGCAAATCTGGATTTATGTTTATTAATTTAATAACATTATTCATACGTGTAGTGTACATATCAATACATACATTATAACATCCTATAAGCCATCCTTTATGCTTAAAAATATCTATTTGTTTTTTACTTAATGGAATATAAAAATCACCAGGAAACATGGCGTTATTTAGTTCAATTCGTCCATCTCTGAATTTTTCTATCTTTACACCGTGATCCATATACCAGTGGCTGTCTGGATTAATATAATCACCTGTCCAATACAGACTTACATTCGGGTCGTTCTCTAATTCATCCCATGCTTTCATAATTTTTGTTTTTTAATTAATAAATTTCGCCATTAAAACGGCTTTCTAACAGTCAGCAAGCGCAATAATACTGCGCCTGCTTTTGTGTTATAGGTAATAAAATTTACTACCGTTCTACCTTAATCATATCATTTGAGAAGTAAGCACTCACTCTATCTTCTTTTCCATAAGGTTTGAAGTAAAGTTGCCCATCTTCCTTTTTATAAATTTCGTGTTCACCGTCCATTTGAACATCTACAATATCACCTTCTTTTAATTCTACTTCAAACTTGTCAAAGCATTTCACATATTTGTTTTTCATAATCCGTAAATTTTACATACCTATAACAAAGTGTATAAGTAATGTGGCTAAATAAGTTTATCTTTAAGTTGAAAGTATGTGCAAAGCCACACTACTCATACACTCAACCATTATGTGGAAATAAACTCCTTAAGATACAAATCAATGACTCTCTTTGTCTTCTCTAAGTCATCCTTAAACTGACCCTTCTTTCTGCACCTTGTTATACGTTTAATTATGTCGAACTCCCATGCGTTCAACTCGTGATCCTCGGCAAACTTATACAAGCTTCCGTTTTTGTTGTCGTAATGTACGTCATGCTGTTTGACTTGCTGACAAAATAATTCGTCAGATGTCTTTTCACAATCATCCTTAGCAACAATGCGCCAGGCTTCTCCCATTGCTTGACTCTCTACCAAATATCCGTCATGACCCTCATGAACAACTTTATACTTAATTCCTTTATGGTCTGAATACCAATCTGTCGGCCTACCGCCCTTTATGACAATATACATAAATGTAGCATTATTTTGTTATACCTACTTTTTAATCTATCTATCACCATGTCCATGATCTCCATACGA